GCCCAAAATTTGACATTAAATCGTTTTGGGTATATAATCATTACATAGACAGTTAATTAAAGGACATTGAAATGAAGCAAAATTACACACTGTACATTTACAAAGCAGACAAACGCACTAAATCTGGCGAACGTCTGGTGTCTACTACTGTTTGGACTGACCGTGATGATGCAGGAATGAAGCGGGAATGTGCTAACTTGTTTGACACATATCCAGCAAAGCAGGGCTATCGTTTTGAGTACTTTCCTACTATGAAAACAGTCAAGAATTTGATGACTGGTAAGGACATTCAAATTGATCGTGATACCCCATGGTGCTGCAACCCTGCTTCGGAAACGTACTGGAGCATGTAAAGGTTGACATTAAATGGTTTTGGGTATATAATCATTACATAGACAGTTAATTAAAGGGGTACGAAATGGCAAAAGAAACAGCAAAGCAGCGCAACGCACGATTCGAAGCAGAGCGTGAGGCACTTCTGCTCAGAGAAGTCTTAGAGTATCCTGAACGCTTGATGGCGGTGCTGGCCCGTTCGGCTGATGCTTACTTTGACCTTACTGTTCGTGACAACAAGTTCCGAGTTGATGATCGCAACAACAGCGACTATTGGGACTTGGCCTACGCACACAGCTCTAACAGTCAGGACCGCTTGGATTCATTAGTGTGGACTCTGGATCAGCGCGATGCAGAACTTGCCGAAGCCAAGCGTAAGGACGACCTTGCCCGCAGTGCATTCAATAAGCTGACCAAAGAAGAACAACAGGCACTAGGGCTCAACAGCCGATTTAATTGGTAAAACATGGTTTGACAGAAATGTCAGACTGTGTTATACTCTGTACTAAGTAATCGCAACATAGGAAATAAGCATGGCAACTCGCAAACCCAAACCAACAGAAGACAATTTCGTTAAAGCATTGAATCCACGGGATGCTGATACAAAGTATTTGGGTGAAGAACCTTTGTTCCCACTACAGCCTGATGCAGACCGGCGCTTTTCTGCAATGGCTCGGGCATTCACTTGGTACAATCGTTTCTACAACAAAAAAGATGCAAGGGAAATGTTCTGCCAGTATCTGGATCACAACAAACGACCCGACGAGGCTAAGAAGTTGCGCAAAGTGCATGAAAGTGAATTCTTGATTACCTTATGCTGGCTGTCTCGCATGACAATGCGAGGTCTTGAATTGACTGAGAAGGAAGATAATACCCTTCAAGCTGAAATCATAAGATTGTTCAAGTGTCTTGATACTCCAGATACAAAGACTAGCATGACTAGCATTACTAAAGAGGAAGTCGTAACGAATCGTCCCAACATTCAGGACATTCTCAAAGAAAAAGCAAGTGAAGCCGCAGGTGAGCTTGAAGGATTGTTTGACGATTTTATTACCGGCGGCGCAAAGCCTAATAGCAAACTCAAGCCAATGGATGAAGTTGCTAAAAAGAACGTGATGCCACAGCATATCAGTTTGATTGTCGATGTTTGGAAGCGTAAGCAAGCTGAATTTGAACTAGTGCAAGAAGGCAAGGATGTTCAGATCGTCCAAGCCTATGCTCACTTGTCAAAGATTCAGATTCGCAACATTCTCAAGTTCATTGAGCAAGTGCTTACTGACCTAAATAGCTACATCAGTGTTAAGAAAGCCTCTAAGTCACCACGTGCCCGCAAGGCTGTTCCTGTAGAGAAAGTTGTAGCAAAATTGAAGTACTTGAAAACGTTCAAGGATGCAGCAGCTAAACTCGACTTGCTTAGTATTCACCCTACTAAGTTGCATGGTGCAAGTGAAGCATGGGTCTATGATACTGCAAAGCGTAAACTGCATCACTATATTGCGGATGAGTATAGCAAAACGTTTACCGTAAAAGGTAGCACACTGCTTGGTTTTGATACAACTAAGAGTGAGGTAAAAACTCTGCGTAAGCCGGGCGAACAGATCAAAGAAGTTACTGGTAGCAAGCCTGCAGCACGTAAGTTCTTTACTGAAATTAAATCAGTTGCAACTACGCCGAACGGTCGGTTTAATGAAGCAATGATTATTTTGAAAGCATGGTAATGAGTGTAACAGAAGAACGAATGGCAGAGTTAATGGAGTTGATTGATGCATCAATTCAATTAACTGATAATAAGAACGACATGCTTATGTTAGCATGTGGAATGATGCAACGAACTAATGAGATTTTTACTCAAATTCTGGGTGAAGAAGGAAGAAAACTAATGTACAAGGAACTAGTATGAATATTGATTTAAACAAATACACAGATTTTGTAGAGGCAGTAACAAGCCAGGCAAGCAATGACTTGACAACTTTTATCAATCGACTAGATCAAGTCGATGCTAATTTCAATGGTGAGGCGGGAATTTATGGCCCTGACATTAATGTCCCATTGCTTATCACTGCATGTTTTGGTCTAGCGGCAGAAGCAGGTGAATTCATCGAAGTGCCCAAGAAGATTATTTTTCAGGGTAAGCCCCTTGACGAAGCAGCAGTATTTCACATGAAGCGTGAACTCGGTGACGTTATGTGGTACTGGATCAACGCTTGTCGTGCATTGAATCTTGACCCCAATGATGTGATTGACGAAAACGTGCGCAAGTTAGAGTCACGCTATCCCGGTGGAAAGTTTGATGCACACTACTCTGAGAATCGTAAAGAAGGCGATATCTAATCAATAGGGCCTCGGCCCTATTTCCGTTATTGGCTTATAGGTAACCACTACCTTAAACTGTGGCTATAATCCGTCCTCAATCCATGCTGTGACGGTAGTTAAGATGAATGCCAACATCCAATTTACATGACTACCCTTCGGGATGCCTTAAACGCCTGCTCAATAGCAGTTCACGTTTCATGTACCTTAATGGTTGAGATAGAGTAATCTACAGAAAGTTTTTGCCGCGTCAAAGTAATAGCGATAGAGGGCGCGGGCTGGTTAAATCTTCCTAATGAACAATGATTTAACAACAGCGAATACGGCAGTTCCCCTACACGGGGTAGTGAGACATAGACAATCCTCCACTTGAAATACTGAATTCATTATCGCACCCGTCAGGGCCTCAAGAATAGACACCTTTTTGGCGAGTAGGTATTTATATCTACTCGCCTATGCCTAAGAATATAACTAAATCTTACATGTACCTAAATAGACAGACCGAACTTAGCTTGCTAAGTGAAGGTAGATGACTTTGGTCATCGCTATAAGATGTCTAGATAAATATAGTATCTGGAGTACACTATGGCAATTCAACAATCCCAACAATTAAACGAAATCAAAGAAGAATTATTTAGAAATTTAAGGCTACGTATGGGCGAGGGTATCATCGACTTAGAACTAGATCCTGAACACTTTGAAGCTGCATATAAGTATGCAGTACAGGTATATCGTCAACGGGCTCAGAATGCTACAGAAGAAGCATATACATTAATGACTCTTCACGCCCATCAAACCGATTACACCTTGCCTAGAGAATTTATCAATGTACGTCAAGTTTTTCGTAGGACGATTGGTTTAGAGACAGGCCCTGCAGCTAGCTCATTTGATCCATTCTCTAGTGCGATTCTAAACACATATCTGCTAAACTATAACTATGCCGGTGGATTAGCAATGTATGATATGTACGCAGGATATGTTGAATTGGCAGCGCGTATGTTCGGTGGGTATGTAATCTACACGTTTAACAACGTAACCAAAGAAATCAAACTAGTTCGTAACGTCAAGGGTGATGGGGAACAGATTCTTATTTGGGCTGATATTCAAAAGCCAGAATCAACACTATTGCTTGACCCGGGTTCAGGGGTGTGGATTGGTGACTGGACATTAAGTCAGTTAAAACTAACATTAGGTGAAGCACGTGAGAAATTTGGTTCTATCGCGGGACCAGGCGGCGGTACTACCTTGAACGGTGCAGCATTAAAGGCTGAAGGTGCAGCAATGCAACTTACCTTACTTGAAGACTTGAAACGCTATGTTGATTATTCACAACCACTGACTTGGATTCAAGGTTAACATGAAGATTAACGAGATACTAACTGAATCTGACTATAGCGACACTACATTGCCGTTAGATAAGTATCGCGGTCCGTATAACCCTAGAACTATGGAACCCTATTCTAATGAACATGCAGATTCATCAGAGTTAACTGATATTGTTGAAGAACTAATAGACGAAGGTTATAGACCACAAGTAGTTAAACTCGATCCTAGAGAGTTAACCGCAACACAAGATTGGTTAAGTGATTACGGTAGTGATGAAGCAATGTTCCCCGAGTATCAAGATAAGCCAGTCGTGCTTAAAGAAGCACAAAAGCTATATATTTTGGATGGGCATCACAGAGTAGCACAAGCATTAAAAGCAAACAAATCGGTAACAGTTTATCTGTTCGATGAGTTAGGTTAACCTAAACATTGACTTTCGACACACTCCTGTAGTATACTATGTATTACAGGAGTTTTTCTTTATGAAGCGAATTATAGGTGTAACTGGTTTGATCGGTAGCGGCAAAGATACAGTCGCAAATTATCTTACTACATTCCATGGATTTAAAAAGCTAAGTTTTGCGGGGTCATTGAAAGATGCTGTCGCAAGTGTATTTGGTTGGGACCGAGAATTGCTAGAGGGCAGTACTAAATCTAGCAGAGAATGGCGTGAGCAAGTTGACCCATGGTGGGCAGAACGTCTTAACATTCCTCATCTTACCCCTCGTTGGGTATTGCAATATTGGGGAACTGAAGTATGTCGAGTTGGATTCCATAGTGACATATGGGTAGCTAGTGTGCAGAACAAGCTACGACAAGCTACTGATGATATCGTGATTACTGATTGCCGTTTTGCAAATGAAGTGCTAGCAATCAAAGAAGTAGGTGGAATCACTGTTAGAGTTGAGCGTGGTTCACGCCCCGAATGGTATGATCTAGCCAGAGCAGTTAACGATGGTATGGAAAGCAAGGATGAGCTAGACAAGCTCAATATTCATGCAAGTGAATACAGTAGCGTTGGATTAAAATATGACCATTGGTTAGATAACAATCAAACGATTGACGACCTACATAGTCAAGTTGAGAAGTTAATCAACCTCTAAATCTCCCCGTTTCCAAGTAATATCTTTTCTCTTTACTACTTCAACGCAGTTCAAACAAATTGTTCTGAGGTTAGTAAAGTCAGTATTTTCCAATTTCCCATCTATGTGAAACACTGTTGTTTGCGTAGGGAAAATACTTTTAAACCCACATAAGTCACATGTGGGTTTTTTCTTGTAGCCAGACTTTTTCCATTTTGGAGTTCTGGGCTGCAACTTATTCTTCTTCCGGCCGCATTCATCACATAGCTTTCTATAGTATGTTACTCCGGCCCGGTGATAATTTACCGAGCAATTATTCTTGTTGCAAGTATTACATATCGGTCTCATTAAGTATTTAGCTCGGTAAAACCTTTAAAAGGCACAGATATGGCACACTTTTTAAAAAAAAATGCTAAATATAAACAGATAAGGGAAACCTTACTCAAGTATAACATTAAAGGAAAACAAACATGGCACTAGTATCACCTGGCGTAGAAGTAACAGTTATTGACCAAAGTCAATATTTACCATCTGCATCAAGCTCAGTTCCGTTGATCGTTTTAGCTACTGCACAAAGTAAAGCAAATGCAGCAGGTACAGCAATCGCAGCGGCAACTACAAAATCAACAGCTAACAAGTTGTATCAAGTAACAAGTCAACGTGACTTGGTTACATTATATGGTAATCCATTCTTCTACAAGACAACGAACGGTACTCCGATTCACGGATACGAATTAAATGAATACGGCTTACTAGCTGCTTATTCATTACTAGCTTCAACCAATCGCGCTTATATCTTACGTGCCGACATTGACTTAGCTGACTTCGTAGGTACAATTTCTCGTCCATCTGGCGAGCCAGACAACGGTACATATTGGTTAGATACTACTAACACAAATTGGGGTATCTTTGAATTCAACGCATCGACCGGTGAATTCACTAGTAAAGTCCCATTCGTAATGAATGACTCAACGTATGTAGTTGGTGGAAAACCTAAAGATGTTATCGGTAACATTGGTGACTATGCAGTTATTGCATATCCTCAAGATATATCTATGTCTACGTATTTCTTCAAATCACGTTTCAATACATGGGTTGCAGTTGGTGGAAGAGAATGGCAAGCATCTATTCCATCAGTTACTGGGACTATCTCTAATCCTACGCTAACTGCAGGTGATTCTTTTACTATTTCATTACCAGCTGCTGGAACTATCACTGTATCAGTTCCCGCTAGCCCTGATAATACTGTAAATGGTTTAGAAGCTGCAATTAATGCTAAGAATATTCAATATATTGAAGCAAGCGTAATCTCTGGTAAATTATCTTTGGCATGCACTATGCCAGCAACTAGTCAAGTAGTTTCACCTAGCTTTACTATAGCAGCTATTAGCGGCACCGTGTTATCTAATATTGGCATTCCAGCTGGTACTTATTTTGCACCAGCTTTCCAAGCAACTCCTAGCTCTAGAATGCCATTATGGACTGCAAGTCAGCTTACTCCGCATCCTACAGGTTCTGTATGGTTGAAGACTTCGGCTGCAGGTAATGGATTGAACATCAATTTATCTAAGTACAGCATTTCATCAGGTTCTTATGGTACTGTTAATGTACCTACTTATCGCACTGATGATGTTGCTACTGCTACCCTAGACAGTTCAGGCGGCGCAGCAATCCCAGAAGGTACGGTGTATGCTGAGTATCCAGACGTATCCGATCCATCACAAGCTGTTGTATTATGGAAGCGTTTAGCTACGGGAGCTACAGTAGTAACAGGAACAGTCGCTACTCCAGTAATTACATCAGGTAATGTTATCAGTGTGATTGTTTCTACCCCTGGTTATGCTCCAGTCGGATGGGCCGCACAAGGTACAGTATATAGTTTCACTAATACTGGAACAACATTAGATTCATTCATTAATGATTGGCAAGCTGCTAGAATTCCTTACACAACAATCACTAAGACTACATCTGATACAATCCAAATGTCTCACTCATTAGGTGGACACATTTATATCAATACTAGAAATCCTTCAACAGGAGAAGTATCTTCTATTCTAGCTGATTTGGGACTAGTCGCTGGGTCAACTACCGGAGTTAAATCTCTAGGTTACTGGCCATTCACCAAAGCTAATGCTAGTGTAACTAGCCAGACCGGTAGTGGATCAGGTGCTGCTCTTAATATTACTTCAACTAGCTATGCATACACTGTCAACGGTGTTGCTGCTGGCGGCGGTGGTTATTCAGTGGGTGATGTAGTAACAATTTCCGGTGATCAGTTAGCAGGTTCAAGTCCTATTAATGACTTATCATTGACTGTAACTGCTGCTTCTAGTAGTGGTCAAATCACCGCAGTTGTAATCAAGTCAGGAATTCCTGCTACTTATCAAATTACTTCACTTTCAAATTGGGTTCCATTAGATTATATCGCTAACGAAGGCGCACCAGTAATGATGCCAGCAGACGGCAAGCATTGGTTCTATAGCACACCGACTCAAGTTGATATTATGGTTAACAAAGGACCTAGTTTAAATTCACCGTCTGGTTGGAAAGGTTATCACAACGCAGCATATGATGCAGCTGGTCACCCAACTGGATCAAGCAGTGGTGCAGGTCAAACTAACCCTACAGGTCCTATCATATCTCCAACAATGCCTAGCGCAACGTCTGGTCAAGATAATGGTTCACCATTGGTTCACGGTGACTTGTGGATCGACTCAGGTGACTTAGAAAACTATCCAATGATCTATCGTTGGAAAGATGTTCGCGGTGTACCACAGTGGGTATTGATCGATAAGACTGATCAAGTTAGCTCAGAAGGTATTTTATTTGCTGATGCACGTTGGGCACCTACTGGATCAGTAGATCCTGTACAAGATCCGATTCCAACTATCACTAGCTTGCTAACAAGCAATCACTTAGACTTAGATGCACCGGATCCAACACTATACCCACAAGGTATGCTGTTATTCAACACACGCCGTTCAGGTTATAACGTTAAGCAATTTGTAAAAGAATACTTCACTGGTAAAGACTTCCCGAACGCAGGTTCATATGATCCTAATGCTCCACAAACTAACACTAACTTACCAATCGTATCTCACGCTTGGGTCAGTGCTAGTGGATTGAAAGCAGACGGCTCAGCATATATGGGTCGTAAAGCACAACGCGCAATGGTTGTAGCTGCACTAAAGGCAGCAATTGGTACTAATCAGACAATCCGTGAAGAAGACAACTTCTTTAACTTGATTGCAACTCCTGGATATCCAGAGTTGATGGCTGATATGGTTGCATTGAACAATGACCGTCACAATACAGCGTATATCGTTGGTGATACTCCATTGCGCTTAAATGACCAAGCTACTTCTATTACAAATTGGGCAACTAACAGTTCATTCGCTACATCTAGTGGTGAAGATGGTATGGTAACACGTGATAGTTACATGGGTGTATTCTACCCAAGTGGTATCACAACAGATTTATCAGGTTCTCCTGCTGTTGTTCCTGCAAGTCACATGATGTTACGTACATTGCTACGCAATGATACTATCGCTTATCCTTGGTTAGCTCCAGCTGGTGTACGCCGTGGTAACATTGACAATGCTACAAACATTGGCTACTTAGATAGCATGACTGGTGAGTTCCAAGTAGTTAAGAATCGTATGAGTATTCGTGACGTTCTTTATGCTAATCAGATCAATCCTCTAGCGTACTTCACTGGCGTTGGATTATTGAACTATGGTAATAAGAATACTCAAGATACTCAAAGTGCTATGGATCGTATCAACGTTTCTCGCTTAGTAGCTTATATCCGTGAGCGTTTACAAGTTGCTGCTCGTCCGTTCGTATTTGAACCAAACGATCAATTGACTCGTCAATCGATTGCAGGTGTAGTTCAGTCATTGTTTATCGACTTAGTTGCTAAACGTGGATTATACGACTATCTAGTAGTTTGTGATTCTACAAATAACACTCCTTCTCGTATTGATAGAAATGAATTGTGGATTGATATTGCGATTGAACCTGTTAAGGCAGCTGAATTCATCTATATCCCAGTGCGTTTAATGAACACCGGAGCGTTAGGTAAGTAAAAATAATAGTCCCCATTCGTGGGGACTATTTAAGATAAATAATATATAGGAGATACACAAATGGCAATAGCCTCACAATCATTGTTCAACATGACAGTAGGAGCAGATAACACACCGAGTTCGCAAGGTTTGTTAATGCCGAAACTGCAATATCGTTTTAGAGCACTTTTCATCAACTTTGGTGTTGGTGGCTCAACACAGGAAATTACTAAACAAGTAATGGATATTCAACGTCCAAGTCTTTCTTTCGAAGAAGTGGCACTAGACATTTATAACAGTAAGATTTATCTAGCTGGTAAGCACACATGGGCAGAAACACAAATTAACTTGCGTGATGATGCAGGTGGTAATGTTTCTAAGCTAGTTGGTCAGCAATTACAGAAGCAATTCGACTTTGTTGAACAAGCAAGTGCTGCGTCTGGCGGCGACTATAAATTTCAAATTAACTATGAAGTTTTAGACGGTGGAAATGGCACTATGGTTCCTAACGTATTAGAAACATGGGAATTGTATGGTTGCTTTATTAAATCAGCTAACTACAATAACATGGATTACAAATCAAACGAACCTGCGACTATTCAGTTGTCAATTCGCTTTGATAATGCAGTTCAATCTCCATTATCGAGTGGTATCGGTACTTCAGTTGGTCGCGCATTTGGTAACGGTGCAGCTACCGGTATCTAACCAGTAGTTTACAATGGCAGACGTTATCCGGTCTATACTGACTGATGCAGCTTCTGGGTTTTTCGGAAATGATTACTTGCGTGATTTTACTCACGCAAGTAAAACCTTTCGGCCTAATCATTATGCTTATGCTCCTAAGTTTAAGCATCTATTTCACGTATTTTTCGATATCAATACGGACTTAATACCTGCATCAAAATCTTGGCCCACATTAGCGTCAGATAGAAATTTTGGACTTGCAGTAAAAAATGTTCAGCTTCCTAAGTATAGTTTTGATTTACACACATTAAATCAATACAACAGAAAACGTATCGTACAGACTAAAATCAAATATGATCCGATACAAATCGCATTCCATGATGATAATGCTGACTTGATACGAAAGCTATGGCACACGTATTACACATACTACTATAAAGACGCAGCTACTCCTGACATGACTCCGGGAATTACTAGCGGTAGAGATATATATGAC